TGGGCTTAGGCATATTTAATTTTTTGGGCTCATGCATAGAGCCATACTTTGTTAAATTATTTGAAATCTGCTTTGTTATTAGGTTTTTAGAAATTTTTTCGCCCTCATTATTTTGATAAGTAATATAGAACTGCACCATGGGTACATTACTTCTATAAACCCTTAAATTCGCTGTATCGCCTGCTATTTCATCTTGATACATATTTGTGGATCTTACGAGATTATTTACTGCAGGAATGGCACAGCCCGTAAGGCCTAAAAGTGTTGTAGAAATTACAATTATTTTTTTCATGTTTTAACCACCAATTCAAATGCCAACAGACTTTATCACCTTGAAATTTAAATATTATGAAAATGAACCCTCCGAAAAGGGTTCAAATCATTAAGTGCGATTTCTTCTTGCAGTTGTATTCTCAGTCAATGAGCGGCTGATTAGAGAGTTTGGATTTTTAATATCCTCGCTTACTAATCTTGGTACCGCTTTTGGAAGTTGCTTATCCAGTTCTTCCTTTACGATGATCCGGACAGTTTTCTCATCCAGTTGTTCTGCTTCAACTGTTGCACCACTGACTTGATTCACGACTTCAATCTTGAAATTGATTGTCGGAGAAGATTGCTCAAAAGAAGGAATAAACTCAGCTTGAGGACGTGAGGATTGCCCTAAGGTGAAATCCTGAACGTCATCAAGATTTGATCTATCCTGAACTAAACCATTTGAAGAGAAGTAAACTTTTCCGTCGTGGAATAGATCAGAACGACTGGAAGCAGTCGGTTTTGAAACAGTACCTCCAGTAAATCCACCGTTCGCAAAGCCTTTAGTAATAATCTGATTTTCTCGAATAGGTTGATTAAAAATATTCGAAATCGCTTGATTATCATTAAATGCTTTTGAACTGAGGAAAGAACGATTAAAGACATTTTCAACTGAAGTATTGTTAGTAGCATGGTTATTGATAAATGCTTCAGGGCCTGAGCTCTTACGCATATTTTCAACTAAACCAACTCCACCCCAGCGTTTAATATCCTCTTGGGACCACACCACCTCGCCTTTATGAACAATACCCGCAGCTTCATACTTACCACCAGATCCCGTATAACCACCGTCCGCAAAACCTTGATCTTTGATTGCCCGGATGTTTGCGATAATGCTGGCACCTTGTGCAACTGCTCCAGCAATTAAAGGCAAGTTATAGGGGAAACCAACTTTAGAAGCTGCTGCGATATTTTGCTGAATGGCAATACCTGCAGCTGCAATTGCATAAGCTTTATCTGCAGCAAACATCAGCTTATAAGCTTTGGACTGTTCACCAAACATTGAACCAAACATTGAAGTAACCGAACCCATCATTTGCCCACCAAGGGCAATCTGAGCGTTCAATCGATCTTGTTGATATTTGTCTTCAACGTCCTTAACGTTCTGAGCATAATCATTGTAAATTTGACTACGCTGTTCTTGAGCAGCTTGAATGATTGCAGTTTTCTGGTTTTCAAAGTCTTGTTGCTGAATTAGTCCAGCATCCATTTGTGCCTTCAGACTATCTAAACCATTTTGTTCATGAAGATCAGTGGCAGCATATTGACTATCTCCAAGATCATTTGCAGCGCCCAAGCGACTAAAACGTTCCTGATCCTGTCTAAAGAACTCACTGGAACCATTCATATCAGCCTGAATACCGCCCCAGTTCTGAACAGCGTTATTAACTTTGTTTCGCGTCTCTTTATCCTGATTGGCTTTAGAAAACGCGATTAACTTTTGCCGCTCTTCAATGGAAAGTTTAGTATTCTTAAGAATCTCCTCACGTTCAAGTCTGTACCTCTCCTGCATAGCTTGAGTTTCCGAAAGCAGAGATAAACGGGCTTGAAATGCACGTTGTTCTTGAGCCAACTGCATAAGAGCGAGTTCTTGCTTATACTGTTCTTTGACTAATTCAACAGCCTGCTTTTGTTCTGATTTACTTAATTCAATATCATGAGCCGCTTTAAACTTTTTGCGATCAAAATTTTCTTTAAGTAAATCAGCCTCGGTTTTCTGGAATTCCTTGTAATCCTCAAGTTTACTTCTAATCGCTTGTTTGACGATCGCAATATCATTATCTGCACGGCGCTGTAATTCTGCCTTGATTTCAGCAGTACGTTCTGAGGTAAAACCTGCTTTATCAACGTCCTCCAATCTAACTGTTAAGTTATTCTGGATCCGCTGTACTTCACTGGCAACCTCATTTTCAAGTGAACGTTGAGCATCTAACTGACGATCAAGTTGCGATTGAATATCACCTGAAGCTTTATCACTGCCTTTGCTTGCTCCGCTCTTAACCTTGCTTTGCATACTCGGCGATTGATGAAGCAACTTAAGAGATACGCCATCCTCAAAGATCACCTCGCTGACATAGCCACCACCCTTGCTGTCATACCATGTCTTAATATCTTTCACGGCGACATTGGTCGTTATCGGTGTGCCTTCAGGCATTGAAAAATCAATACCCTTATGAAATGAAGAAGCCCCTTTGGTAGGGGCTTTTCGTGGACCGTAATTTGAACTGATCTTGTAAGATGACAATGGTTTGCCGCCTGCCTGTAATCGGGCTAGATGTTCATTCGATACTTTCTGGCCAGACATTGAGCCGCCATATCGAACATCAAGATGAGGACCCGTACCAATCCCTGATTTACCCGAAACACCTACAAGGCGTTTAGCAATCTTCTCCTGCTGCTCCAACTCCTTTGTCTGCTTACGTTTGGAGTCAATTAGTTTCTCTTCACGCTCCTGTTGTTCCTCAATAATTTTGAGGTTTCGCAAAGCACTATCAATTTCATCTTTAGATAAAATCGCACTCATTCCTTTTGCTTTTTGCAGCTCTAGAATCGCGTTAGCCTGAGCAACTGTATATCCCGAATCAAGCAAACCTGATTTATAGATTGAATCAAGTACATTATCTCTTTGCTTATCCCGATAATCCTGTAAAGCCTTCGATGCTTTTTCTGCTTCAGTTGCTGTATTACCAATTGCATTCGCTTGTTGTTGATGTTGAAGTGCAGCATTTTGCGCAGCATTCCCAGCTAACTTACTTTCAACACCAACATTCTTTAATCCTTCAACTAACTTAGTACCCTTTTGATAGCCTTCATCATATTTTTCAACTTGTTGCTTAAGTGCGTTATATAGGTCAGGTGGAATTTTCATTCCATTTAATCGTTCAATGGCTTCGGTATAGCTAATAGTACCCGTACGTGCCTCATTAGAAATTTTGGCAAGTTCTGCATTACTAACCGCGTAGTTTTGAATATTAATTAATGCAGAACCGACAGCAAGTTCAGTCTTTCTCAATTCCTTATTTTGAGCTTCCAATGCCTTGGTCATATCATCAATAGCGGACTGCTTTTCAACTCCTCTTAATTTTTTAAGTTCTTCAGCCGTTTTATTTGCAACCGCTGCTTGCTCCTCTAGCTTTTTATTGGCTTTTTCCGCCTGCTCTTGAAAATACATATAGCCTGCGGCTAAAGCAGAAATGCCAATAGTAATAGCACCTATTGGACCTCCAATAAGTCCAAGAGCTCGGCTACCAATACCACCAGCTAATGATGTAGCAGCGGTCAATCTGGTTTGTGCAGCAGTTTGTGCATTGGTTGCTGCTGTCACAGCGGCTTGAGCTTGGGTGTATCTTAAAGCAGCTGCAGTAGCTCCATATTTGGCTTGAGTCTCAGCATTAGTTGCCTGAACATTAGCAAGGTGTGCTTTAGCTGTATTTAAAGTTGCTGCCGCTTCACTAAGTTCTGCTTGAGCCTTAGTTATAGAAGCTTGACGACTAGCTAACGTAGTAACTATTCCCTCTTTAACAGCTGCGCCTTTTAGTAAAATTGCACGGGTGATTAATCCGATACCAACGATAAGTGCGCCATCAGCCAGTAAGTTCAAATTGCTTGAAAGTACCTGAATCGAACCAGAAAGTACTTGTGCGGCTCCAGAGCCTTTCCCAGCTTCCCCGACAAATTTGGTAATTTCATTATTTAAAAGAGTTAATGATTGTCCAATTGTGATATCAGTTTTACCAAATAATGCATCTACATCAGACTCAACATTTCTTAGAGCTTTCACAATTTCTTGTGAAGTGATTTTCCCTTCAGCTGCTACTGAACGCAACTCTCCCACGGTAATCCCCATACCTTGTGCAATAGCCTTTGCTAATGCCGGAGTTTGCTCCATAACAGAGTTCAGCTCTTCACCACGTAGTGTGCCACTTGCAAGTGCTTGTCCGAACTGGACTAAAGCTGCATCAGCTGCTTCTGCGTTTGCTCCACTAATGGCCACTGCTTTCGATACGGTTTCCGTTAAACGGGCAGTATCATCCATAGTAAGATTTAATGTTTTGGCGTTATCACTAAAGCGCTGATACACCTGTAAAACCGAATCCCAAGCAGAATAGGTTCTTTGGGCAATTTGAAAAGTATCTTCAGTCGCTTTATTTAACTCAGCTTGATTGTTAGTTACCAACTTCAATCTATTCTGAAGACCAGTATAGGCATCCATTTTTGATACGGCCGATCCGACTGTTAACAACCCTGCCATATAGCCAGCAAGTGCACGTGTCGAGACAGATAAGCCATCCATAGACTTGGAAGCATACTCACCTTTACGTTCAATACTATTGAGTTCATTGCCTAGATTACGCGCATTACGTTCAGCATTTTGCGAATCAATAACAATGACCAAACGAGATTCTTGTGCCATTTTTACTTTCCTCTAGGCAATAAAAAACCCACTCAAGTAGTGGGTTCTGTTTAAGTTAAATATAATTACCAATCTAAGGCATTAAATTAGTTTGGCCTTTCTATAAGTGCTAAGCATCAGACAAGCCTTTATATAAAAAGTAATCTAAGCTGCTTTCTCTACTTGCGTTAATTTATATATCCAAACTCTTTTGGGGCATCACCATTATCGGTATAGGAATGACAATACTTAAAATAAACTGATATATCAGAATCATATACTGCTGGCATCCCATCCTCGCTACTAAAATCCAATATTGTTAATTGGGAGCCACTTCCAACCGATGGTTTTGTATATGAGCAATTGATAATTAATTTGTGTGGTTTTTTGTCCCAGCGTATATCTTGATCTCCACCTCTACTATCTTCAGGATCAAATTCCGAAGTACCACCCAACAAGGTTGCCTCAAGTAAAACATTTTTACTTGTTTCTGATATGATCTTTGTACTGATGGATTTAGACCAAGAACAATATCCCATATGACATCTACCTACCGATATCACCTCTGGAGTATTTAATATATTGAATCCAGCATTCGCGATTGAGTAAGCACTCAAAGACAATATTAATAATAAAAGTTTTTTCATATTTGATCCTGAACCTATCCTAGTAAATCAGTTCACGCTAAGTTCTTCTTATTATTCATACATCGACATACAGCCCAAGTAATATTTTGCAGAAAATTCATTTAACTGCTCTTGCTTTAATGAGGGGGTTGAATAACTTGGTTGCTCATAAGCATCACGAATAATTAAAGTAGTTATTTTATGCATATTTTTATTTGGAGTTTTCTTGAGTGCTGAATCATTTGCCTCTAAAGCTTTAATCAATGGTAAACCATTTTGTTTTTGCATCATGACAGTATTAGCCAATTCCATGTACATTCGGCAATTTTTATCCCGTTCATCATCACTAATAGGTTTAGAAGGTTTTGCAATCGACAAAATAGGCAGGAAAACTAAACTCAACAAAATTATCTTTTTCATTTCACCCCACCTTTATCATACATTCTCAGACTAGTTCCCAATCCAGATTGTGATATATCTATCCAATAGTCCTTACATCTATAATGATATTGATTGACGTCACCGTATTTAGGATCAATTTCTTGAGTCAAACTCCAACCAACTTTAGGTAAACCATATAAGGTTATAAGGGCATCTTTAACTTTACCAACTGGAAAATCATCTAATCTTAAACTTAATCCAAAACTTAAAATTTTATAATTTTTTGGATCATAGGTTATAAAATTAAAATCATAGATTGGTTGCCCACCTAACCAAATATCATTTTTTCTATTTAATATAGAAACTCGATATTCCTTATTTCCTTTTTTATTAAAAAACTCATTATCAAGTTCTAGTCCTCTATATTCTTTAGATACTAGTTCTTTTGCTGATTTCCCCAACCCCACATCACCAACAATAATTTTATCTTTTGAAATCTCACAAGCACCAACATTTTTAGTTTGTGCCCAAGAAATAGAAGGTAAAAAAATTAACCCCAAAAAAATTATCTTTTTCATAAAATTACCCCTATATTTAGGGGTAATTTAACAAACTAGTTACTAAATGTCACATAAAGAAAAACCACCCAAAGGTGGTTTTTAAATTAATAGTAGTTTAATAATGATGGGTAAAAAATTTAGTTAATGTCAAATTTGTGGTATCACTAATCGGATAAGGTTTTCCGTTAATTATCAGAGGGAAAAATTTTGCTTTTTTACGGAATTCATCTAAAACAAAATTATCCAATTCTTGTAAGCCGGTACTTTTTTGAATCTTTGCAAGTGTGATATTACCATTATCATCTGCTTCTGAATAAATACTCATGTATCTGATTTGCCCTTTAAGATCATCTTTATTAACCTTAATTTCAGGAAAAAATTCAAAAATCGGCTTTCTAGAAACATCAAAACTGAATGGCTGCTTACCATAAAAACCAACATAAAAACCATTCTCTTGATAAGGGTAAAAGCTAGCATTCTTCATGGCTTTTAAGCTTTTTTTATCTAGAGATTCAATACCACTACTTTTAACGATTGTCGTATCTACTACTTTACCCTTTTCATTCGCTAAAAAACCTACAATAACCTCTCTGTCATATCCTTGAAGTTCCTGATCGCTAATATTAATTTTAGGGATTTGCTTCCAGTGTAAATTTGGTGGCATTACTTCGACTAAATTATTAGCATCACTGGCATAAACATTAAGCGCAAAACAGAACAATAAACTTAATAAAACTTTTAAGAGAATTTTCATATTGATCCAGATATTAAAATATTTATTTGAAAGTATAAAAAGTGATTAAATTATAAATGATTTCAACCACAACTAACTACAAAAGCTTTTTTATAGAAGCTCATCACAGCCTCATAATCTCTTAAGAGAGTTTCCTTTGTATATACATTAGGTGAGAGCTTCAGTAATGCTGGCATATATTGCTTTTTATAGACTTCAGGATAGTCCTTGCACAATATTTCCCGCTTTTGGCTCAAAGAAACCTCTCGATTCTCTAGAGCATTGAGCATCGTATCAATCTGCTGGCTAGCTTGCATGAACTGCTCTTCTACTGAAAGTGGAAGCGGTTTTATTTCATCATGTTTATAACAACTTACTAATAGAACCACTGAAATAGTTAACCCCAATGTATAAAAAAGTTTTTCTAGCATATTAATTTTCAATATAAATTATTGTTAACATTATATATTTCTATAGGTCAAAATACATTAGCTAAAATAGCCATCAAGCAGATAGCTATTTGTTACTTTTTAGACTTGGTAGAAATCTTCTTATGAACTTCTTCAATAAATAAATTATCTAAAGCAAAAATGCAGTCGTGAAATATATGAGCATCAACAGGCAAATCATTATGCTCAGCATAAACATTGATTGCATGCTGTTCTAAGGATAACGGAATACCCTGCTCATATCGTCTAGCTCTGATAATCGTACTAAAGGCAACAAGTATTGCATCCGCTGCATAAGAATATTCTGGTGGATCCGGAATGTGTCCACCTAAGAACTTGATTTGTTCGATTTCGTGCGGCGTTTTCGACGCATACGTTTTCTGGTATTTGTAGAGCTCGATGACTTTCCCAGTATTGTCGCCTTGTCCTTATCAGCTTCCTCCTGAATCTTTTGCGCCTGCTCTTTAATAAATGACCAGATAACAATACCTATATCACCAAGATTAAGAAGCTTTGACGCATTTTCAGGTGTATACGGTTTTTCAGTTTCAACGGATTTGCCTTCTACTATCTCAGCAAAAACAATACCTTTCCAGTCTTCAATTAAATGGGCACCAGCGGCATCTAATAAGAGCTCATGGTAAAGCTTGCTGTCTTCATCTTTTGCCATCACATCATAGCCTTTCGATGTAATTTGATTCCCCGCCTTTTCTAATGCAACTTGAAAAGGTTTATAGCCAATACCACGAATTTTAAATTCTGCTTGTCCACCTGCAGTTTCAAACGTACACCACTTCGATACTTCTGAGCTTCGTACAATTCCAACTTTTAAAGCCATACCTACCTCGAAAAATTTGAAAATAAAAAAGCCCATGGGATTCCACAGGCATTATTGATTTGAATTGAATTAAACAAGAGCACGCACAATTGTTGGAGCTGTCCGCACTTGAGCAAAGTTGATATCTACAGTGATGATGTCATCACCTCCACCATCCGGGTGATTGGCTTCCATAACTTCTAGCTGCGGGAAATTGACTGAGTATTTACTGCCTTTGCTGTCTTTAATATCGAAAGCCAGAGTGAATACATCACGTGTTTTGATCGCATCAATCCAACCTGCAGCTGTAGCTGAGAACATGAAAGAAGCTTTCGCTTCAATATCCATCATCTTCTCTAAGTAAAACTCTGGCGTGTATTTCCCTGAACCGATACAGCGGATCGCTTCAAGGTTGTTATTAATTGAAAGTGTAAGTGACTGCATACATGCTTTACCTTGAATAGACTGGCCATTAACTAGCAAGTTTTCAACGTTTGGCATACTAACCAGTGGTCGGGTAGAAGCAGCAACAGGATTTACCACTGGGTTTGTAGTTTGTCGAGTGAATGAACTACCTACCAGACCAAAATTACCGGTGATTTTCCCAGTTGTTTGAATAGTGATTTCGCCGGTATTAACCTGGACACCACGGTAGATAAATACCTGCCCCACATCTTCAAAAACTTTAACTAGTGTTAATGACTTACGAACGGTACCGCCAATAGTTAAGCTATTTGTTGCCCAGTTATTGAAGGCTAATGCACTTAAGAATAAATCAAAAGTACCAAGGGACAATTCAAATTCTAACTGACCAGCTACTTCCGCTTCAGTAACTACACCGCCTTGACGATAGCGTGAATCTACAACCTCGCTGCTTTCTTCCGTAGAGACGTTTTCTGATAAGCCATCACTTACACGGCGAACTGTATACCAGATCGGATTTGCTGGAGTCGTCCCTAGTACTGCTTCTTCACAAGCATATAATCGAATTTTCGCGCCTGAACTCATTTATAGTTCTCCAAAATTTAGGCATAAAAAAACCCGCTTCATAAGCGGGTCGGTAAAAATAGGGGGCGTAAAAAAACCCGCTAAATTAGCGAGTCCTTACTGGGTTTCTTCTGAGAGTTCTGGCGGTGCCATACCGACCATTGCAGCAGCTACTGCTTCGGATAAATTTGTTGGCTGAAATTCAACTGGTGTTTCGGTATAAGGTATCTCTGACTCAGGCTCCGGTTCTTCATGCAAACGAATATCAACCCAGCGTGCTTCTGGAATATCCATAGGAGTTTCTAAATCAGCTACGACTGCAGCAAGTTCAAAATCAAATTTACGCTTGTAGGTCTTAATCGAAATGTCACCATTTTCTAAAGTGTCATACACCACAGCTACGATTGTATTTCGATTAGCATCTTTGGGTACCTCGATATACCAGCCTTCCTGGGCAAATCCTAAAGAGCCTTTGAGTAAATAATCGCCTACATCGACTTTCTTAAACTCAATTGGTTGTTTTTCTGCGTCTTCATTCAGTTCAATATGATCACTAAATAACTTAACTACAGGAGATGCTGATTTTAAAAATCCGTTGGCATCAACAGAAGTGTTAAAACTGGTCTTTAAATGTCCCCAAGCAGTCCATGAATCAGCCCCAGCTCCATAACGAAAATAAAGTAGTCCTCCATAAACTGACTTAAAAATTTGCCAAGAATAAGTCCCGTATGAGTTTGTTCCCAAATACGACATCAAAGAACCATAACGGCTAGGCATATTAAGGGGGTTGCTGACATTTCCTCCTTGCCAGTCGCCATTTGATATAAATGTAAACTTATTATCACCTAATACGGCAGCCCATTGAGTAATGGATACCTTGTCATATAACTCGTTAATTTTACTTCCAGAAAATCCAGGAATCCCCATATCACCTACACCAAGAACTAAACGAGCACCTGCTGTAGAAGAAGCACCCGTTCCACCTTGCGCAACTGAAAGTGGTGTAGTTAAGCCTTTCATTTCAGTAATGTCAGTATTCGCCCCTTTTTCAGCGGCTCCTAGATTTGATCGAGCATCTGCTGCGGTTGTTGCCCCGGTACCACCTTGAGAAATTGCTGCTGTACCAACTACTTGAGAAAAGTTGGGAGCCAGATTAGGAATACCCGACGCGAACGGCAGCATGAATTGCCGCTTCCCTTCGGCCGAATTCAACTGGAACGGTCGGTGGTCCCAATTAAATTTAAATACAAGATTCGCCATTATGCTGTTACCCCATCAATCACTTGGAAAGTCAAAGTTTCGGTATGTTGAGTGTTGCCGCTTACTACCGCTTTTATGTCCATCTGACATAAACCAACAGGCCATGCAGCTGTGCTTGCTCCTGATTTCACGTTAAGCCAACCTTTCTGTGTGCTTTGGCTTAAAGCTGCACAAGTCAAAGTTGCAACCACTGTTCCATCCACCAACGATTTAACTTGCGATGTAAACGTGTAGCCTGTTAGATCGATGGCACGCCGAACATCATCAGGTGGATATTGCAAAGCCTCATCCATATCAACCAGCTGCAAATTCAAGTTGAATGTGTCACCACGCTTAAAACAAAAATTGCTCATAAGTGATTCCTGTAGACATAAAAAAACCACCGATGAGGTGGTAGTGAGTAAAACTAAAAAACCGCCATTAGGCGGTTTTAATTAAATATAGTTTGAGTTTAAATTTTCTCTTGGATTAGTTTTTTGCAACGCTCTCTTTCAATTTCCGAAAACTTTTCTAAGGATTCATATGTATTTAATTCACCCTTAACTGGGGTTTCGTAAACGGTTCCAATGAGATTATCAATAATCTTTTTCTCATTCTTTGTAAGCTTATCAAATGGTAAATCTTTAATAACTTCTTCTTTAGAAAGTCCTGATTGACGTTGAGTCATCAAGATAAACGCCATATCACCAATCGTATTGCAATTATCGTCTCTTACGACTTCTGCTTTGACATTAAAAGTAAAGAACAGAAAAATAAGTGGAATTAGTTTTAGAGATTTCATACATATATCAATCCACCGTAAATCCTATAGTCACATTGTACTGTACAAAATCAGTGACTTTACCAATTCTAATCGATTGACCATTCAAACATTCTAAATCATCAAAAGAGAAATGTTCAAAATGAGCCAATAAAGAATCACCGAGAATCGTTAGTGCTTTTTCTCCCACATGAAGTCGATCAAAACACTGAACCATAATATTACCGGTACGACGGTTACAAGGCTTATCTGCTACACCTGAAGTAAAGCTAGCACCGCCTGCAATGGTTAGACTACACCACAAGCCTTCTTTTGGTACAGAAAAGCCTGGTGCATTGGGATACTGGATTCTGTCTTGGGCAATACCAGTAAAACTTTGCATCCGATCGATAATAGCTTGCCTTGTCTGCTCTAAAGTCATTGCCATCTTAACCACCATACTTTTGAGTAATATATGTATAAGTAGTGCTGTAGATACCTTGCGGTGCTTGATCAGACCAGCCGTTTTCCAAGCGCGGTGCATAAGCTTTATTGTTCTGGATATAAACCAAATTTCCCAACTTAATCTTTACTGCTTGAATAGCTGCATCCTGAATGGGGTTTGTTTCAGGTTCACGTACACCATAGTCACCAGATCCAATCGAAACAATATGAGAAGCACGATAAGCACCAGTATCAACGGGACTTGAAACAACTAAAGACTGAACAGCATCCATAGTAATTTTCTTTACTTTGTCCTCTGCTGTTTTAGCCACATCAAAACTAAAATCAGTCGGCATTTTTCCCTTCCAACCCATCATTCACCTCGCTTTCTTCATACATTTTAAAAAGGTCTTGAGCGATCGCTTGAATTGAATACGCTTCAAATTCTGAACTAGGCTCTTTTTCTCCCATGAGGTTTTTAACCTTCTGCCAAACATGAACAGCCTCATGCAAAAGCAAGCCATAGATCTCTATCAATTTTCTTTCTGAAGTATCGCCAAGCTGGACAACTGCATAAGCACCATCGGAATAGAAATCAACTTGCGCTGCAGCTCCTTCAACAGACATGAATTGATCAACCTTATTCATATCCTCGAATAACAAATCCATATGGATTTGATTTCGAGCTAATGTGTATTGCACATGTTGAAATGGTGAGATATGCCATAGAGGTACATAATCCGTGCTTATCATCTTGACTCCTAAATCGCGCCCATTAAAAAACCCACCGAAGTGGGCAGTTTAAAAAGTTAACTTTATTAATAATTAGTACTATTTCTGATAAATTGAATAAGGTTTTAGTTCATTAATCAATATTTCAGCATTTTTTATAAACTCATCTTTTAAGTCGGTGCAAATTGCATTGTATTTAAAATCTTCAACACTTATCGGCCTATCCAAAAAATCTATTACCTTGTTTATTCGGCCACAAGTTTGATTATAGTTATCCATGGCCTTTATTAAATTATCATCCTCTATACAAGCCCCAATAAATAAAGTACCTCTTAAACTTTTTTGCAATAATAAAGAGAACTTAATTAATTCCTCATCAAGCAGGTTTGAATTCAAAGGTGTTTTTTCTGTAATTAAGATTAACGCCATAACTTCTTCTAAAAGATCCATAATGGAGTTTTGAGCAAAGTTAGCTATAACTTCTTTACCTTTTTGATTATGCCATATCTTAAAAACAATAAAAGCAATTATAAAAGGAGTTAAAACTTTAATTATTTCAAGTATATCAATGTTATATATAATCATGATGCGCCCTGTTTTAGATAAGATATTAAAACAATTATTTAAACCTTCCTCAACTGGCATTTCCAAATTGTCGCAGCAGGATCCTGCTGAATATGGATGATTCGAAATGAACCTAAGGCAATTATCCACTCATCATCAATTTTTGGGGTCTTGGACACTTCATTTTGAAGCACGGTAGCTTTCTTATCGGTGGCCAGTACTCCGAGTGTCTGAATCTCATATTGACTGTATGAGCCAAATAGAACCCCACGGCCAGAATAGTTTTCCTTAACTTCAATATAAGTTTCAGTTTTAGGATCCCAATTCGTTTTAGAGTTCCGCTCACATGTAAAAGTATGAACGGCATCCGCTAAATCATCATTAAATGCTTCAGTAATATCTGTTTGTAATTCTTCACGTAAGCCCATTAGATTTTCCTGACAAAAAATACGGATTTTCTTTTGCTATACGGCTTGATCAAATCAAGAATGAATTGCTCGATCGCACTCATTTTTACTGATCCGTCCTGATATTCCTTTTCGGTCTCAACCGTATCAGCCTTTACTTTCTTGCGCTTTAAAGCTTGTTCCTGTCCTTGATATAAATCACCTTTAATAATGCCCTTGATGATTTGATATGAGGCTGTTTTCAGTGGCTCAGGAACGAGTGTGGCATTTTCATAAGGTTTAACATTACGTGCTAAGAGATAAGCCTGTGACATCTGAAGGTATTGAGCCTTATCACTGGCAGATAAAGCATCAAAGCCTTCAACATGTTCTATCGCTTCTTGTTCAGTGATAAAGCTCATGGATTATTCCTTTGGAATTAATGCTAAAAGCTCGTCTTTTTTTGCACCTGGTTCAAATGCAATTCCTTTCTCAGTCAAGACTGCACGAAGCTCATCAACCTTAAGGCCTGCGTAGTTAATTGGTTGAACTTCACTTGGCTTATGATCACCTTCTGGATCCTGACCATCCTCCCCAGATTCAAGCTCAGCAATACGTGCTTTCATTGCCTCAGAATCATTCTGAAAGGCAATAAACTCACCTTTTAAGGTTGCCAGTTGTTCTTCGAGTTCAGTTACTTTTGCTTGTGTCATTTGACGTTCTCTCATGCGGTTAAAAGCGGATAGGCCCATTGATTTATCTCCAAAAGAAAAGGCGGATAATTCCGCCCGTCTTTATTTAACTTTGTGCTTGAACGCGACAATACGAATCTGCTTTGGATCGTAAACGCGTTCCCAATTGGTATCAGTAGAAAGACCTGCATTATTCGGTGCAACACCCATTGCACCAGCCCACTTGATGCCACGAGGATGCAAGACAAAGTGACGGCGGTTAATGAGGATGTCTGAGCCTGCGAGACTATCTCGGTCAGTCTCAACACCAACAGGAGCCCCGATATCCTGAAAGCCAATAGCGCCTTGTCCGAACAGGAATGATGTGAATACATCACCATCAACTGGCATACCGTCATCGACAATTACACGGCGATCCATGAAGGTTTTGTAGAGCACCACGCCATCTGCATCACGTACGGTTTCAATCAGGCCCTGCTTGGCTAGTGCAGCCATTGTTGCAGAATGCATGGCAATAGCCGTTAATTTATCAACTGCATCCCCTAGCTTGTAAGACGCGTCAATAAATGAAACACCATCAATAACTGCTGCGGCTCCAGCACCAGCAGAGATGTCATGGGTATTGCTTGCCATACTTGCGGAACCGAACACACCTTTAAGCGTATTCACAGTAAAGCCTTGAAACTCACGTGCCCAGTAATCAGCAACCAGATCACCAACTGCACCAAGTGGGTCATCTCCAGATAAAGCTTTTGCGAGATCATTAGCGCCCCATGCCTTACCACGTGCATGTAAAATGGCAATATCCTGACCCGCTGCAATGTTGTTTACGGTTAAAGGAGTCGCATCTGAAAGTACTTCAGATTCTCCATCCAAATCGTTCCAGAACGGGATATTAACGGTTGAACCGCCTTGTGTACCAAAGGCAACTTCGACATCCAGCTCCCCTACAATGCCCGACTGCCATAAGGCAGATTTCTTGGCAGTTTTATTTAAAACGTACTGAGTGAATAACTCGGGTACGATTACATCAGCAATTTTTGTCTCAGCCATTAGGCTTTACTCCTTAAAGATTAATACCGTGTTTTGCAGCCAGCTCTTTAGCAAGCTGCGGATTTTCATTTCGTAATTGGGCAAGTTTGGTCAGGTTCACCGAACCGTCTGGCTTAGTGATATCGACCTGTCCTTTTGTATTGGTGCTACCAGGTGAACCTGTACCATTGGCTTTAGGCCAGAAATAAGGCTTTTGCTCACGTAAGGTTTCGACCCATTCTTTTGGCGATAACGGCGTCTTACCGTCTTTACCGATGATCACTTCACCTTGTGCGTCGATTGCTACGGCCTTACCGTTTTCATCAAGTACAAATTTAGATTGAGCAAGAAATGCGATATCTGCTGTTGCTTCAGGTAATGCTTCCAATTCAAGAGCAGCCTGTACAATCTGGCTCTGAACAACCGATTGCTTGAATTTGTTGGCATAGGCTTCTGCTTTATCGGCCCGTTCTTTTTCGGCATTGAGTAACTTGTCATGTTGTTCACGCATCTTCTCGGTGCGCTTCTGGATGACTTCACTCACCTTACCTTCAGCAATTAATTTTGCGTCTTCATCCTGTTCTAATTGGGCAAACAGTTTTTTGACTGTTTCAGGATCAATACCTTCATACTGTTTTTGAAGCTTCTGGAGTTCCTGCTTTGCTGTCTTGGCGGCATCACGCTCGCTTTGAAGTGCAGTTTTAAGTCCTTTTGGATCTTCATAGCCATCCAGATCAAGGCGAAACTTCCCGTCTTCCTCGACATATAGGCCACGATGTTCTTCTTTAACGTCGTCCAGTGAATCAACAATAAATGGCAGTGACATGTTCAAACCTCTCGTTTGATTAAGTTGAGCCTTATCTCAAGGCAATAAAAAACCGCCCGAAGGCGGTACGTTGTAAGTGTGCGATTATTTCAGCGCCAAAATAATCGCGATAACAATGATTCCTAAGGCTAAGCCCAAATTGGTAATTGACTGCATTAGTCCTGCACGGTCAGCACCTTTCTCGCTCATTTTCCCATCTACCTTTAGTTCAGTTTTTGATGTATGCTTATGCACAGAGATATTTCTCCTTAACTTTCACCGGTTGAGTTGAATTAAAAAGCTCATGATTGCCGTCATGGGCTTTTTGCTTTTTAAAACTTCTATCCTCCATTCTTGATATTCGAACTTTAGGTTTGTTGTGTAATTTCAGGGATAAAAAAACCACCCTCTAAGGTGGTTTTATTTTGTCTTTTTAAATCAATTGTGTATACGTGAAATTTCTGAAAAATTCACATATTTCAATTATAATTTGTAAAAATACAATTTAAATCTTTAGTTTATTATTTGGGTTTGTAATCCCAAAGATCTCCATTTTCACCACAATTTCGTTCAATAGCATCTATGGTGACTTCTGCTGAATTTGCACCTTTTTTCCACTCATCAACTGCTACTTGAATATACGCTCTGCAATTCGCTGGTAAGCCCGTTTCTTTACCATATATAGGTTTGCTATTAGAATCCTTATTAGAGCAAGCTACTAAAGACAGAATAAAAATTAGAGCTAAATATCTTTTCATAAAACTTCCAGTTTTAATACAAAATCAATTTATTACACTATTTTCTTTCAAGAATCGTTCTAAAACATAGCTAAAATTAGAAATATCGAATTGTGCTGTTTTAACTCCATTATTGATTAAAGAGATATCTACTTTTAACTGTTTACTTTTGTTAAGCAACTTAATGATTTCTTCTTTATCTTGAGTACGTTTAACTTGAAAAGAATGTCCATCAAAATCATCTAAAACAAACATTTTAACTTTTACAGGTTTTTCTTCATCAAATTTGAATATGACGTCACAATCAGTTTCAGGACAAATAGCTAGTCCTCTAGTTACGGTTAACAAAATACTATTATCATTAGATTCCTGCTTATAAAGGAATATTAAACGTGAATCTTTAGAATATGGTTCAGCTGTGGTATTTAATAGCTCACTTGCAGTTGCCAAGTTATAAGTAACTTTTCCACTTTGCTCCTCAATATATTTTGAAGGAATCCAGTTACTCCCTGGTGCTGGTACAAATTCAGCTTCCTTTTCATATAAATCGTTTTGCTTTAACCATTTAGAATCATCGCAACCAGAAATAAGATTTATAAAAGATAGAATGAGTAGTGATTTTAGAAAGATCTTTGTCATTCAATTTAAACTCTATGATTTATTCTATAAGTGATAAGTTATATTAACATTATGATATATAAAATTTTAATAAACTTAATCACTTTTTAAGAGCAATGATTACAGTTCAAGCTTTTTAAAAGTATTCTCATCCAACTTTCTTAACTCATCCAAAGTATATAAACGCCCTTCCGGATCAAAGAACTTATCAAAATCAAATTTTCCCTCCTTGTAGAGCTTGTACCGCTTTGGCCCTAGCCATTCCTTTTGAAAGAAGTCGTCTGTCTTTTTGAAGAACTCTCTAAACGTAGTATTGGCATCCAATTGCCCGATTAACTGGCTTCGCTCATCCTTAGGAATATCCTTCACTCTTCGCTCATCCATGACAAACGGACGTTCTCCTCCCAGGCGACCATCTTTCTCAACTGGTACCAGAATACTGCGGCAATTTGGATGCAACGGCGGTACACGTTTTGCTGGATCGTTAATCTCCCATACAGCACCATCTAAAGAAGCACAAAGTTTTGAGGTTCTACCATCCAGCGTTGCAACCAATCTTACGTATGCAAAGCCAATCTGGTTGAAGCTATTCAGATAAGCTTGATTCGCTACATGGCTGCGAACCGTTCTTACTGTCCGATCGATATCAGTCTTCGAACTAGTTAATAGACCATCCTCAAAATTAAGACGTTTGGTACCGCGAATACGCTGAACAATTTCCTGATTCGTTTTACCTGAGCTAATTCCATCGCGAATAGCATATTCAACTTTTTGGCGGGCAGTCTCAGTAATCTTGGAAAGAAGATCATCAACTAATGCTCCGCCAACTAACGGAACCTTTCTAGCTGCTGAATATAGCATTTCACCATTTGGCTTTTTAATCTTGCCACCGTATAGCTTAGCTGTGTAATTCGCTTCATATGCCGCTAATGCTGTAGCAGATACGGCGAAGGCTTCTGGCAATGAAGTATTTATTGCCGTAAACCACTGAGCAATTAGGTCCCGAATCTCTTTGAGATTAGCCGTAGTGTACTGCCCACCTGCAAGCGCTAATTTTTCAGAATCATTTAGCTCATCCAGCAAGTCCCGAAGCTTTGCCAACATCAAAGCCGACTCATCATTAAAGATCTTTAATAATTCATTCACTGTATGAGAAGAAGCCCGATACAAATAAGCTTGATGTTGTGTAAGTACTTCGATCAACGTTTTATCTTTTGAAGCCATTTAACACCTCTAAAGCGACATACTATCTCGTTCACCTTCAACACGTTTTAATTCTTCCTTAAAATCATGAGCTGGTAGTTTGCCTGTAGCGATATATTCCCAATACGTCTGGAAGGAGTTCTTCCCTGCTAGAGCACCTTCATAAAGCTGCTTAGCGAGATTGATGTCATACTGCTGAACGATAAATTCAGGTTCTACCGTAAATGTATATTTGGATGCATCCAGCTTTAACCACTGAGCAGCATATTTAATCGCTTGTTCGATCGCCTGAGCTGCACACATCACAATACTATGTAGACTTGCATGCTGGTCATCCTGACGCGCACGGCGAGCTTCACCTGATTCTTGTGTATTAGTATCGATGACCTTTGCACCGGCTTCTAATGCTGCATTTTTCTGAGCATCCATTTCACTCTTAGTCAGCTCGATACCATTTCCAGAAATCTCTAAGTAACCGCATTGAGATTCCTTAGGTAGACTCCAGACAGCCATAACACCTGTAACACTAATATCATCATCTTCATCCCCGTCTAAACCATTAATCCAAGGCTGAGGATGTGCTGTGTGATGAAGTGACTGAAAGTAGTCCGCACTGAGCTGGTAATACTTGAGTGCTGCTTTTGCCATGGTGAGCAATGGTACCGTACCAACTTGGGGAGAATTATCAGTGGTACCGCAGAAAACGAATGGTGTAAAAGAAAGCTGATTACCGCCGAGATCTGGCGTTTTATCCTCTTCGGAAGACCCATCAAACAAACGGACTGTTAAAGCACCTTCCTGCATAGCTAAAACGCGGTGGACCGTCTTTGTATCGTGCCCGAATTCATCTTCACTATTATCAAACTGCTCCTCGAGCACTAATAGTTTTAGATCCTTACGGCCACCAATACTGTTTTCCTTCCAGTTAATAATGGATAAAGCATCATAAAGTGCAAAATATGGAACACCCTTAGCATCTACATCGACGAGCAAGCCACAACGACCATACTCCAATAATTCTAAGCAAATACGGATAAAGAGTTGTTTAAGCCCAAAACCATCATTGGTTGCATTCTCTATCAAACCCTTTAAAAGAGAGCTTTCAATCACAATGTTGGGTTCAAGCTTTGAAACTAAACCAATCATCGTGCGTAATGAGTCTTGAACCCATAATGGATACTGTGCGCGACTAAGATAGGCTTTATAAATCTCTCCAGTCGTATCTCCCTGCTTTTCAGCCTCAATCATCCCTGCGGATTTAGGAAGATATTTGGTTTGTGCCTGTTTAATCTGCTCTTCACCAGCAACGGCGTCACGCATAGCCAACCAGACTTTTTGTGCAGCAATATACTGCGGATGTTTATCAGTAACTGCCATAAAAACACCAATAAAAAAGCACCTATAAAGGTGCATTGTTTAACGAGAGAATCCGGCAATCGTGCGCCGCTTAAATACTTTTTGAATGATGATTGGGAAACGCTTAGCAAGTGGATAGCCTCCTGCATCGCCAACATGGTCCAACCCTGCACCCTTGTCTGGCATTCCAAAATCATCATAGACTTGCTGCTCCAAAGTGGCAGTAAAGTTAGGACACTTATTTGTGTTCACTTTTAAATGTCTTTCACCTTCAGCATTAAGGATCTGGGCATTCACAGCATTGATGCGGTCTTTAATACCCGGATTAACACCATTCACTTCAACCTTGAATCCATTTTTCTTTAGAATCGCATGATCAGATTCACTAAAGCCCTTTGAAGACGTTGCCTGACCCGAAGCATCAGGTATCACGGTAATATCGTGTTCTGGAAATCTTTCCTTGATCAAATAACACATAGTCGGTGTATCTCTCACCCCAACCAGTTCATCTAAAGCTCTTGGCTTACCTTCTCTAATGACATAGACAACAGCAGCCATTTTCAGAACGTTAAAGTCCATACCAATGAGTAAAGGTTCACTTTGCTTAATTTCCTCATCCGTATGATTTAAAACTCGATCAAAGTCCGGGTAAACAGCACCACTAGTTAAGTTGACAAACTGCCCCCTTAAGTAAGCTGAAATCAGTTGTGGAGGATAAGACTCATAAAGCGATGAAATATAGTCATCTGGTAAATTGGCTTCATTGTCATAGGTTGAAGCCTGAATCATGCCGTAAAGTGCCCGTTTAGCCTCTGATTTATTTGCCTCTTTTACAAACTGCTCGTATGTAAACTTAAAACCTTCGGGTGTAGTAGCCACATCAATACCGTTGAGTAAACCAGCTTGTTTAAAGCGCATGCGTGCAATGATCTTACGCCAAGCCTGTTGTGCCTTGACCTTAGCCATAACATCAAGCTCATCAATCAAGGCATGACCAATTTTAAAACCTACAATGGTTGCTGGTTTCTCCATAGAACGACAAATGATTGTTGTTCGATACTGGCGACCATAATAGATATCCACCTCTTTATTGGTTTCATAGACCTTGGTTTTAAGTCCCCAATCAAATGCAACTTCATCAATGGTTGGAAAGAAAATGTCACGAATCTGCGGGTAAGTGGGAGCAAAGTAACCTAGAGGTACCTTTGGGAACTCCCAAGCTTTGTTACATAAACTAGAGCAACCTACCCAAGTCTTACCAGATCCAAAGCCCGCCACAAATGCGCGGAACTTCTTATCCATCTGTAAAAAATTAGCCTGAGGCACATTCAGCGTCGGATTGATGTTCGGCATCTTTTTTACTCGCATCTACAACTTGAATGGTTACTTTGACTGGTGTTGGATCATCTTCCTCATCACCCGCCCTCATTTTTTCAATCTCAAGTTGTTTTAACTCAACATTTAAAAGCATCAGGTCATGACCCTGCATTTCTTCACGGACCTGCTTAATCACACCTTGCTTCATCAACCGATTGTTCTTCCAGCCTTCATAAATCTTCTGAAGCTCTCTTAACCGATAGGCTTTATTAGCTAACGGGATGTCATAAATATTCTTCTTAAAGTCTTCTCTGGTCTTATTAAATAACGCAGTCAGTTTTTTACTTAATGCTCTACATGTTGCTTTTGTAGGATCATAAGAAGCTACCTGCTGACGAGTTAATTCGATGTTAAATTCTTCTCTTACGGCTTCTACAACTTGTTGAGGGGTTTCAAAGCAAGCAAGAGACTGAACTATAAAGATTTTTACAGGCTCTTTTAGTGTTGCCATAACTTCCCCTTCGTAAGACTACGTAAGACTAAATAGGCAAAAAAAATCCCCTATCTAGGGGATCATCTTAAAATGTCTTAGAGCCTCTTCAACTTTATCTCTATGCTTTGATGGACATGGTTTAACTCTTTCTTTACCTTGCCGATTAGTGCGTATTGTTATTCCATGTTCCGATTTAACATGAGCAATCCAACAGGACTGAGCTGTAATTTGGTGATGTTCCTTTATATATTCTTGAAGCTGCTTATAAGTGGCCATGATTTTCTCCTAGTTTTCTTAAAACTACTGAAAACTAATTGTATTGAATATCTTTAATGTGATGCTTTTAGTACATTAATTAATCACACAGTTTCCACAGCATTTTGAAATATCTAAATTTGAAACAAACGGCGGGTTTTGAGCGACTTCAATAAGCCGCTTAACATTCTTACTTGGTCCCCAGCGTTTAACTACACCAATAAACTCTTCGACATCGTGACCAGCAAGATAGTGCTTAGGTAAGCCTGTATTGTCGCTATAAAGGATCTCACCATCTTCGTCTTTCATAACGCCAATATGATACAACTCGTGCTCAATCAAATAGCAGAATTCTGTATCATTGGCCCGCTCGCAAAAAGAAGCATCGACAGTAATTAAGTATGTTGGAACAGCTCCGAACCAGTCCCGCATCTGTTGCTCTTGTCTAGCTTTACGCCAGCCACCTACATTAAACATAACCTTTTCACACTGACCAAGAACCATAGCCTGTTTGCTTTTATATGCAGAAGATGCCCAAGCAAATGCCAAGAACTCTTCATTATCATGTAATAGCTCAGCAATATGGTCATGATCCGGGTTGTGAAGAGGTCCACCAATAGTTAAGTAATTAGCAATAACCCATTTCTTTAAATCTGGTGCTGGTATTAAACGGATTGCTTCCTCTTCTTCAGCTTGATCAATAAATTCAGTTAGTGGAAATGGTCTGATCTGATCCATCTACAATTCTCGCTAATTCGCTTTTTATCCAGTTAATTGCATAACCTGATTCAATTTGATGAGGTTCAAGACGCTCAAATACATAACCCCGATCTAGAGCTAAATCATACTTACAAAATGAATTTGCGATCTTCCTTCCGCCTCTACCTACAGACCATGGGCTACCAGCAATTTCTATAAGAAGATTCAACTTCACAATATAAAAATCAAACCGCCAGTTTTTAGTTGATTCAAATTGAAATTTTCGTCGATAACCAATTCGATGCTCTTCTAACTCTTGAAATAATGTTTCTTCAGCTTCTAAATAATTTTGTTTAGCCTTAGGTAGTGGTCTTGTTCTTGGTTTTAATTTAATTGGCTTCTTTTTTGTAAGGCTGTTGTATTGGTTAATTTCCATAATTATCCATGCCTTTTTATTATAAGAAATTATTTACATTAAATATTTATTTATACAATGTACTCTGCTATATGTATTAAAGAATTATAATTTTATAGAGTAATAAAATATGGAATTGCATGTTGAATATCCCACACCTGAACAAGTAGTTGCTATATATGAAACTTTCATCAAAAATGGTAGTTTTTTTCATAATGAATTAACCGACTACACAGATAAAGGCTTTGAACAGATCGTTCCTTACCTTGACTCTGAGTTTAGAAAATTAGGCTATACAGGAGCTAGATTAGCCTTATTTGGATTATATAAAGATCTTTGGGGCACAGTTGTTTGGATTGAGGACCCCGCTTTAGAAGACTATGAAGCTAATAAGGAATTAATTGATTTTTATATGGAAAAAAAAATTAAAGAACATGGTATAACGTATTAAACCTAAATACTTAAATTAGCTTAAACAGTTAACCATATTTAAAAAACTGTCTTATCTATTCCCATTTCTCTGGAGCAGGTACAAAGTTTGGTGTACCCATTTCAAAAATATATTCGGGTGGCATTGGACGAACAGGAATGTGAAAGCCGATTTCATTTTTCATTTATTAAGTCCAATAAAAAACCACCCTAAGGTGGCCTGTAAATTAAAATTGATTTATCAAATCAAGATTATCTTTAAAAACTTCTTTCCTGCGCTTATGGTTGGCAAGTTCACTCACCATAAACAATAAGCAATTTTTTACTACACTTGCACGCCTTAAACACTCTTCATCACTTAATACATGGACACCTTCACTCAAAATTCCATACATTGCACCCAAAGGATTGTGCCCATCCATCATTAAATAAGGAGGTAAAGCCCTTTTTGCAATATCAATTCTATTTGACATCGGTGAAGCTGCTTTAAGTTCAGCAATTGCATTAAGCATCGATTCATCTGCATCTTCGTCGCTAGCAATACTATCTAACAAATTTGAAATATTATCTTCAATAATCCTTCTAAAATAAACAAATGCACCAATTCCATAACCATTGGCTAAACAAACATTAGCTTTATTGAAGTTTTGCTTATCATTACCAAAAAACTTCTGTAATTCCTTATTTCTTTCAATTGGCTTTTGAGGAGTCTCACCACATTTAATTATTTTAAAATATTCTAGATCAATTTGTTTATAGCTACAGAAATATCTTTTTATTGACTGATTGCATGTAACGCAAGAGAACTCACTTAGAAAAACCCCAGAATCAGCATCATCATGGATTTTAAATATAATATTAGTTTCAGATTGCATATTATGGAAAGGCTTGCTTGTATTGCAATTCTCACACCAAGATTCAATTTCTTTTAGGTTGTATTCTGTGTAAGAGTAACTCCACCGTCTTTTGAATAATACTTCACTATAAATCGCTGCATTTTCAAAAAACTCCCTAAGATCCACTAAAATTTCTGCATTAGCCATATTATCAATTGATTATGAAAGTTAGGTAATTATATCACTCAACTTGGCAATTGGTTATTCAAAGCTCCAAACTTGCCTGACTTGGTTGCTGCTTTTGCAGCATCCTCTTTGGTTTCTTTCTTATAATTTCCGACTATTTTGCTTTTGACGTAAGCAACTGCAACCTTTGTTTGAACAGTTCGTATTGTTCTTTAATCCAGCCTCGACGTTCCTCACATCCTTTAAAGGCCATAACGACACTCATTAAAAAACCCTCCGAAGAGGGTCTTAGTTAATCAAAGTCATATCCTTCAATATCCGAAAGATGCCAATACTCGTCAATCTTTGCTTTTAACTCATCGACAGATTGAACATCTATTACATAAAAATATTTGAATTCATTATTATGTTTTAGGAGACATCGCTTATATTCATATACTTTTGTTGGATCTAAGCTAGTCTGGAATCCTGGTCGCCTATCAGCATAAGCCTTATAAATCTCGTCAATATTTTTGTTTGAGTAGCTCTCAGTATTGATACTTGTTTTATCCTTTGGTCCATTGATGAAACCTATTTCCATTGTTTTCTCTTACTTTGTTTTAGTAGAAACTAATATAGATAAAACATGACTAGTCAACAACCCATTTCAAATCATCAGATGTCCCCAAATAATAACCATATTTATTGTTGAATGCGTGATTGATTAAGCTACATCCAGTACAAGCGATTCCAAGCTTTTATTCGTGAAATGTCGCAAGAACCTTTATAAAGTATCTCGGTTCTATTTTAACATAGCAATGAAAAAACACTTGGATGAATTGAATTATTATTGCAGATATTTTCTACCAATAAATAAGAACTCTATTAGTTCCTTTAGTTGTTTAGCTCTATTAAATGATTCAAGATGATCTTTATTATTACATACTTTAATATAAGTTTTGGCAGCTTGTTCAAAGCTCGAGTAAACTAAAACTTCTTTGCTATCTCTTTTCTCATTTACATATCCAGCTACAAAGATAAGATGTTCATACATATTTGTATGCCGCTTTCCCAATTTTCTTTCCCCTGCTACTAAATATTTATCTAAATTGTATTTATCTGAAATTGTGCTAACTTCCTGTAATTGTTTTTTTCTAACTTCTATCCACTGAATAGCAGCTTCTTTATTTTTACTTTTCAAAATGGTCAAAACATATTTATGCATTAAAAGAAGATTTTTAGTGCCTTCACTATAGAAGTATTCTAAAACCTTAAGCCTAATTATTGGCGGCAAAATTGAGAATGATTCCATTTCATCAAAATTTAAACCAAACTCATTCTTGCTAAAATGAATTATAAAGATTAAAGAAATTACATTAAATACTAAATCCTCTGCCTTATCAAAAACTTCTTGATTAGCACTGACTAAATATTGTGTATGATTATATTTATTTAATAAGTCACCTGCTTTTCCTACGGTTTTCTGAAAGTGTTTATCTGTAATACATATATCTTTTTCTATTTCAGTCAAAAGATTCTTTATTTTATCGCTCCCTAGTGTCATTTTCTGATTAACTGGATAATTAACTAATTTTCTAACTATTATCTCTAAATAATGTCTTAACAAAGCAATTTTTGTTCTAAAATTAGTATTCTTGTAATAAATATCATCCAATATTTCATTGATTAGTGGTTTGTATACGCTGTCTTCAAAACTCATTTCTTTTACTTCGAAACTCTTTATTTAATGTTACTGGATATGTGCCCCTTTTTTAAATTTGATAGTACACCATCCACCATTATCAACTAAAAATAAGCCCACCTTTCGATGAGCTTTTAAATATCTTACGTGATCTTTATTTACACTTCGACCACTATAACGAAAAAATAGCATTTACCCTGTACAGGGTCAAGATATTAATGATCTATTTTATTAAATATCTTTTTCTAGGAGTCCTTCAAAATTAAAAACTTCTAATCCATAGTTGACTGATCCAATAATATCAACTTCTGAATTCTTTGCATCAATATTCATTATTTGAAAAACAATAACAGCCTTACTTGATTCTTCAATTGATAAATCAGAAGCCATTCGTCCCTTTAAATGATCTGATTTATAAACATTGTTGCCTTGAAATTTTGCGACCCCATTAAAAATCCAAAACCCCTGCTCCGACCATGAAGTTTTAAGTTCAAATGCAATCGAATTTTTTTCTCGAATGATGAACTCAAAGACTTCAACATAATCTTTTGATCCATCGGTATAGTCCAAATATCCCTTAAATTTCATTACCTTTTTCTCTGTCTTTAAAACTACTTAGTTTAAAAAATATTACTTAATAGACTTTTTATAACTCAAAAAATAATAGAGATGCTGATATAAAACATCTCTATCATTCGAAATATAAGAACTACTTATTCTTCTAACTTATAGTCCATCAAATAAAGTACTGAAGATTTCTGTATTTTTCTGCATATTAAGTTCAACTGTAGAAGAGTCAATCTCCCCATAGTTACGATATAAAAATACATCCATTAATAAAGCATATGAAATATGGAATAAATAAAAAGCATGAGCATATGTTTCTAATCTTGCAACACTGCTTCTAAATGGCGGAAATACACTCCCATGAAACCTTTCATTTCTTGAGTTAGCTAGAACTACCTTAAGGAGAAAAACTGCCAGCTTCTTCTCCTCAATTAAAAACTTCACTCCTTTGATTTCAATTTCATTCCCAGCAAAAATCAACTTTAACAGTCTTCCAGCCTTTCTCTGGTCAGCTGATGATGGTTTGTTGTTATCTTGAGCAGGATATTTTTCAACAAACTTTAAGATAAAATCTTCTCCTAAAGCTTTTTTTGCTCTATCAAATAAATTTTCCGCATTTTTATCTGCATCTGCTTTAGCAGAGGCCTCAATAATTCTTTTAGCAGCGTACTCACAAGTTTGATAAGGAATAAGTTTCAAATATATCAATATACTTTTTGCTGTATTTGAATTACTGAGAATTTTATCTACAAATGCGTCAAATCTTGAAGCGTTATATGAAACCAGCTCATCTCTTACTCTAAAAAACTCTGAATCTAATGCTTTCCAAATATGATCAAACGCTAAATCAGGTCTATTTGGCAACATATCCAATGCATCTAATAAATACCCTAAATAATATTGAAACTCCCATGTATCAGAATATGAAAGTGATACAGGAAAAAATATTTGATCAAGTTTTTTTTCTTCAACTCTTTGAAAGAATGTATCTTCTACAGGAAAGTTAAATTTTTTTGGCCATTCATTATTATATTTGACGCGTAATTCTCTAGTATCCACTTACTACCCCCAATAAATAAAAAACAAAGTACTTTATATCTTATTTTTATATTAAAAGGGATCAATAATTAGTCTTATGGAGACTAATTATTTTACCTGAACAGTTTAAAGGATATTAAAATTATAGTTAATACCCAATAAACCCATATCGACAATGCAACACTGCTAACCCACACTTTACATCACTACGTGCATCTGATTGAGAACGATCTTCTCGTACCATCTCAGGCCATGACTGTCCACGAAAGTAACGGTCAATAATCGCATCCATCCATTCGTCCATGACTTCACTCTTCCCCATTAAGTCCAATATTAAACGTTGCACTGCGCGTGCTTCATTATCATCAATCTGGCACTGAGTTTTAGATTTAGATTTACGAAACGGATCTGATTCGCTCACAAAGTAATTGGCGATGATTTCCAGTTGTTTCTTCTTACCTAACCGTTTTAAGCGTCTTTGCTTTTCAACCTGCACCATTGCTGAGGCAATTGGGTTGCTATATGCGCCAGAAGGAATACCTGTAAAACTCTTTTGATCTAGCCATGCACCGAACTGATATAACCAGCCTTCCAAATCGAACCGAGACCAGTCCACTGAGTGCATAACATGCTTCTTATCGATCATTAGTGTCATTCATTTCCCCCAACCATTTTCTCTATCTGCTGAACCGCTAAACCTGACTTCACTTGTTCTGTACTGAACCGTAAAACTGTAAAACCCATCATTGCTGCCGAGTTATATTTCTCCATATCCCCGATGTAACCTTTACCTCTTGTGTGACGTCCACCACCTGCCATCCAGATACCGCCTTCAACTTCCACCAGAATCTTTGTGCCGGTAATTAGAAAATCAGCACTCCATTTGCGTTTTGGATGGAATTTATATTCCTGCTCAAAACTGATCTTGCATGCTCTTAGGTGTGTTGCTAGTACCGTTTCCCCTTCACTTGGCTGTCTGGCACCTTGCTTTGCTGAACGGCGTTTCTTTGTCTTCACTGGAAATAATTCGCGGTATTCAGCAAGGCTCATTGATGTCATTTAGACTCACCATTCTTGATTGCCTTCTCGATTGCCTTATCTAATTGAAGTAGCTCGTTGTAATCAGTATTAGATAGCCCACTACGGTTGTACTTGCCTCGTAATTTGTCACGACGAGCAATAGCTTTTTCTAAATCAAAATTTTCAAGAATTTTCATGCTACCCCCTGCAATGTGCCTTTGAACCCGACTTGCTTGAGATACGGTTCCCATTGTTTGGCCTGAGCTGGATCGCTAAGTTTCACTGCGATACGAGCTGCTAGTTGATCGTAGCTTTCACCTGCAGCTGCAAACTGGCTTGCGAACTCAGGATGTTGTGAAAGTTTTTGAGCGAAGGTGTGAACCTGTTTGTCGCTGAGTTGATTTGACTCCCCCTGCGGGATTAGAACCCGCGTCGTTGAATTTTGGAAACCTGCCTGTTCACGTGCTTGGTATTTGCCACATGCGTTGATTAACCAATCTGCAAAGTGGTAATTCATGAGTTCATCACAAAGATTCTTTTCGGCGTTGTAGAGTTCAAAAGCACGTAACTCTCGATCGAACCAATTCGCGTTTTTGATCTGCTCGTAAGTTTCCTGATCAGTTGCCAAACGAATTTCTTCACCAAGTTTTTTCAAACTCAACCATGTTTTTTTATTTTTAGATTCATCTGAAAGATTCTTTGGAAGATTCCGTGTCCCAACGTTGGGACTGTTTAACGGAATTGTTGGTACTCTTTCATGGAATTGTTGGAACTGTTCCGTTGTTGGAACTGTTCCATTGTTGGTACTGTTTAAATCATCATTTCCCGTATCAAAGTGTACCGTTGTTGGGACTGTTTCACGGCCCTTAACTCCGATCAAAAGATACACTTTCACCTGTTTAGTTTTACCTTCGCGCTTACCAGTATCGATAATAAATCCGTCTTCAATTAGCTCATCAATGATTTTTAAAACGGTCTTGCGGTCCATTTCCGTGTCATCAACTAAACGAGCAATACTTGGATAGCATTCATGTGTTTCACCAGCTCGATCAGCCAGAGAAAGAAGGACTAATTTTTTGAGTGGTTTTAATGCACCACCCGCCTTTTGTTTTTGACGTGTTTTCCAAGCCCAAATGGTTGCGTCCAGACTCATTACTCACCAACCTTAGGCTTTACATATCCGCCCATGTATTCAATCTTTTGAGCCTTATATAAACTCGTTTCAATTTCCCCAGCCAAATACAAAGTAATGCGGCCACGGCGAGCAAGTTCTTGTCTAAACTCTTCGCGTGTGATGGCTGCATTGTTTTCGTTGTATCCACGCTTACGGAGATTTGCTTTGTTTCGTTCAAGCATTTTGTTTAGAAGATTTAGAGCCGGCTCATACCATGACTGAATACCTTCTCTTTGCTTATATTCAGGAAGGTGTTTAAATTGTTGATTCATGACACCTCCGCTCGTGCTAATTCTTCTACGCTCAATCGACGTTTTGCTTCTAACTCAGCAATTGATGCCGATCTAAAGAATTGAACTGGTAGAGCTAACTGCTTCCCGCATGCTGACTTAACAAAAAGTCGTTTAGGGGTACTGTAGTAAAAACCAAAGACTTCAAAAATTTCGTTATGATCCAGCTCATTAACAACCACCATGTCACCCACTACAAATTCTTCTGTGTTGAGTTCGATTGGCTGTTCTGATAAATTGCTCATGTTCTAATCTCGCTATAGATTCGAATGCCTAAAAGCCTGATCTCATCCATCAGGCTTTTTTCATTTCTAAAATTTGTGATTCTGGATTTACCTCAACTTTCCCCCGTATTCCCAAACGCGCCCTCTTGTGCCTATTTTTATCTGCTCTTTCAAGCATTAAGCTAACTTCATGATATTCACCCATAAGGGCTTTTTCTAAGAGGACTACGGCTTGATGTGCATACTCATTTCCACGGACATCCGCAATCAATCTCAAGCGCTCCATCATGTCTGGAAGCATCTTCAATCTAAGATCTTCTTTTTCGAGGCTCATATTGATGTCCTTAGCCCACTACAACTTTGCGTTGCAGAGGTTCATTCCCGTCAGCCAAATCACGAATTTGGTATTCACGAGCTAATGGGATTTTTTCTTCAGGCCATTGGCTAATTGCTTGAGTACTAATACTTAATTTGTAGGCTAACTCTGTAACACTGCACTCTAACAAGGCCAATGCTTCTGTTTTGGTCATGTATCTCACCAATAAAAGTAACTTTACTTACCTTTATTTAAGCACATAAAACTTACCTTATCAAATGGTAAGATTTCTTACGAACGGAACTGGCATAAAACTATGGAAACTTTAGGTACTCGCTTAAAAAACCAGAGAAAGTCTAAAAAGCTAACTCAACAACAAGTTGCTGATGCAATTGGAGTTTCTAAAACATCGGTAATTTATTGGGAAAAGGATGAGAATTTACCCAAGCACGATAGTTTGATGGCATTAGCCCAAATATTAGGGGTTACTTCTGATTACCTTTTACATGGTAAACATGGTGATTCTTTAGATAAGAACGTTACTTCTCTGTTTCCAATAGCAGGTCGTTTAGTACCAGTTATTTCTTGGGTACAAGCAGGAACTTGGACTACTGCCGATTCTGTTCCAATGGGTACACAATTTAAGGAATGGTTACCACCAAACCCTAAATGTGGCAAAAATGGTTACGGTTTAATTGTTGTGGGAGAATCAATGTCTCCAGACTTTAGACCAAGTGATAAAATATATGTAAATCCTGACTTTCAAATAAGTGATTTAAAAACAGGTGATTTGGTTATCGTTGCATGTGACGGGGAAACGGAAGCAACTTTCAAGAAATTGATTGTAGAAAGCAACGGTATGTATTTAGAACCCTTAAACCCTAAATGGCATGAAAAAATCATTCCACTCCGTGAAGGATGCAAATTGATTGGAAAAGTTGTTGGGTTATATAGAGATGTTTAAATTCGGGAATAATATGAGTTTTATACTTAATGAATTTAGGTTTAATAATAAAAAAATAGTTTTAAGTTATGATGATAATATATTGGAAAATCATACTTTTACTATTGTTACTGGGAAAAATTCAGTGGGCAAGAGTAGATTATTGACTAGAATAATAAATCACTACTTAAGAAATAACACCACACCTATATCAAACAACTATCCATCTAAAATTATATCTGTTACAAATATTCAAAATGATAAATTTCCCATTAATGGAAATAAAAATTCCATTCCATATGATTATTTTGGAAGAAAAAATAAATATACTTTTAACAATTATGACCGTTACTCTTTTATTAAAAGTATTATTATTAAAAATAGTATTAATTCAGAATGTATAAAATCAACATTTGAGTATTTAAATTTCAACCCCTCTTTTAGAGTTATTTTTGAAAAAAATTTTAGATACACTACAACAATAAATGCCCTATTCATTTCAATTCTTAATCAAACTCTAACAAGGTATCAAAATTACTTTCAGAAAAACATTAATCATTTAGGAAATATTAAAAAATTTTTATTAGAATTACAAGCATTAGAAAATAAATTTAAAAATAAACATAAATCTTCAGTTTTAAAAACAATAGTTAATGGATTATTTGAAGAAAGTGTAATTAGTAATCAGGGAAATTTCTACCTTGAAAGTTACAAAGAAATTTTTTCAAGTTTAAATAAAAACCAAAAGTTTTTTATTTTATGTCTTGTTAACCTATATAAAAAAGATATTATTCTTTCAGAAGAAGACTTTAATATTATTTTTAATGGTATAATCGTAGATGAAAGAAATTTAGAAGAAAAGTTAAAACCCTACCTAACTTTTGATTCAAGTTTTTCTGTCAACAGAAACTTATTACTACTATTACATTACGAATTAATTAAAATAAAAGATTTGATTTTCATTACAAAAAACAATAGTAAAACTATTAAATATGATGATTTGAGTTCTGGACAACAATCCATTTTAAATATTTATTTAAGTATATCTAGTAGTATTGAAAACAACTCATTAATTTGCATTGATGAACCAGAGATTAGCCTTCACCCAGAATGGCAAACAGAATTCATTATTAAAATACAAGAAATATTCAATTTTTATTATGGCTGTCATTTTATAATTGCTACTCATTCGCCTCAAATAGTTTCAGGATTAAACTCTCAAAATGGATTTGTATTAGATCTTGAGAACAACATTACTTATAAAAGTATAGATTTCAGCAAAAAATCAGCAGATTATCAATTAGCCAAAGTATTTAATAGTCCTGGTTTTAACAATGAATATATAATTAAAATATGCTTATACATTCTTTCAAAGATAAAAGATAACGAAAATTTTAATCATAATGACTTTGTTGATATTAAAGAATTAAAACTATTTTCAAGAACGTTAAGAACTGATGATCCTGTTTACTATCTTGTAAAAGAAGTTATTTCTTTAGCGGAGGAATAATTGTGGATAGATTTGGTTTTAATAAAAAAGAGTTAACTTATATAAAGAATTTCAATCCAGAAGATACAGATTACTGGAATAATACTGATGAGCCTATGAGCTCTATAAGAAAAAAGATTCGTGATCATTTTTTATCAGCACAAGGTTATCAATGTTGCTATTGTAAAATGACTAAAGAAGAAGAACATGGCTTAGTATGGGATATTGAACATATTCTTCCTCGTGTATTATATCCACAATTTACTTTTACACCATTAAACCTAGCCATTTCATGTAGAGAATGTAATCGATCAAAATGGGAAAATGATATTGCTATAGATCGCGATCAAATAAAAAATACATACATATCATCTTCTAAGAATATCTCAATTATTCATCCACATTTTGATAATTATAATGAACACATTCAAGTGATTAGATATGGTGAAAATAGGCTTTTTCATACAGCAGTTGAGGGTAGTAAAAAAGGTAGAAATACTTTTCATGTATGTAACCTTATGCGTTTTCTGGAAAAAGCATTTAATCCTGATAAGCGATTTAAAAGAGAATTGTTTAACGATATTGATGCTGCATTTAGAGAAACCGTTGAGGAAAACTCCAGCCCTCAGGAAATGAGCACTATAATCAAAACTGCGGTTAATGCTGCAATTAGACAATCTTAAAACTGTGAACCCAACACAGTAATTTCAATAGTTCGGGATTAAGACGGGGGTTTTATGAAACTAAAGAATGTACGATTTACAAATAAAGGTTTTCGAAAATTAGTTAATCTTGAAATTGAAATTTCGCCAAGAATTACTGTTATTTCAGGTCACAATGGTATTGGAAAATCTACAATACTTGGATTAATTGCTAATAGTTCTGAAGGGAAAAAGCATAAATCACTATTTGGGAGAACATTTAGATCACTTTTTTCTGAAATTTTCTTTTTAGATTACATTAATGATTACCAAAAACTAGTCAATCAATATGAAGCATTTTTAGACTACAAGATCGGTGATGAAATTTTAACAAAAAAATGTAGTGTTGAGGGTAACCAAAAAATAAAAATTGATAAGGAAAAAACAATAAAAAAATTTATGGTTGAAGTTCCTAGAGAGGAAGTTGAGAAAGTTAAAGAGCTTGATCCAAATGAGAAGTATATTTACCGATTGAGAGTAATTCCACGAACAATTCCTGAAAGTCTCGCACTTGGCCGTGCTAGTGGTATTGGCAAAGATGCGAAAGTTAATATTCCGACCTTATATTTAGGTATGAGTAGAATCACACCAATCGGTGAGTTCGCATGGGATGATATTGATCTTATTGATTCACAACCAAATCAGGAAGACATTGATTTTATTAATGAGGTCTTTGACTCAATTCTCCCCTATAGGAATAAAACAAATAATATCTTTACTCATAATTTCTCAAACTCCAACAAAGGTTCAAAGGTTCCAGATCTTGGACATCCCTCACTATCGATATCATTAGGTCAGGATTCAATAAGTTCTATAGTCACAGCCCTCGCATCTTTTAATCAATTAAAAAATAAAATTGGTATCGAATATATTGGCGGCATACTGGTCATAGATGAAATTGAAGCTGGCTTACATCCACACGCTCAAAAAAGACTAATTGAGCAATTAAAAGTTCTAGGCAGTAAATTAAATTTACAGATTATAGTTACTAGTCATTCTTTGACTGTTATCAAAACAATTTTAGATCATAAAGATGCATTAGAGTATAAAAAGGATTCCGTTGTTTATCTAATGGATACAAATCTACCAAGAGCTATGAGGAATGCAACTTACTTAAAAATTAAAAATGATATGTTATTGGTACCTTACACTCCTGATATTCAAGAAGAACTACCAAAATGTAATGTTTACTTTGAAGATATAGAAGCCCATGATTTTATGTCCTCATTAATTTCCTCTCAAGATATTACAAATACTTATTCTCATTTTGGTAAGGAGTTAAATTTAATACCTGCAAAATTAGGCTGTGATAATTTATTTGCTCTCTCAAATAGTTCTCAACATTTTAAAGAGTCCGTTATTATATTGGATAGCGATTCAATTGACGACAATCCAAACAATAAGAAAAATAAACTGATTCAGGATTCAAAAAATATTTGTATTTTACCTCCTTATAACGGAAATATTTATTCTGGGATTGGCCCAGATAAATTGGCGTACATGTACCTATTTAGCAAATATGAAAATCAACCACCTGATCTAGAATTTTGGAATAGCCAGACACCGGAATGGTTTACAACAGACTATTACCATACACATATGATGGATTTAAAGCCATACTTACAAGGTGAAACATTGCCAACAATCTCTACTCTTTCAGATATTCGAACCGTAAATAGAAAAATAATGAAACGATGGTATATGGAACATAGAGAAATCGTTGGTAAAATTCAACTATTCAAAATATACTCAAAAGAATTCGATGAAGAGAGTAAAAGCTTTATCGAATCACTTTCAAGAGTCTGTGGCCAACTTTAATTTTTTATGGTTTAATTAGTTATGGCTACTTTCAATACCCCCCTTCGCTACCCTGGCGGTAAAGGAAAATTTGCTCTGTTTATAAAAAATCTAATGGAGCAAAATAATTTAAACGGTGATTATCTCGAACCTTATGCGGGGGGAGCTGCTGTCGCTTTGGATCTGCTTTTTTCGGGGTATTGTAAAAATATTCATATCAACGACCTTGATCCTGCCGTTTTTAGTTTTTGGAAATCTGTGACAGAAGAAACTGAATGCTTTCTTAGGATGATTTCAGATACCATTGTTACTATTGAAGAATGGCATAAGCAAAAATATGTTTTGACCAATCCTAATAATTTTAGTCAACTGGAACAAGGGTTTGCTACTTTTTTCTTAAACAGAACAAATCGCTCTGGAATCTTAAAAGGTGGAGTTATTGGCGGTAAAAATCAAGATGGCAATTACAGATTAGATGCAAGATACAATAAAGAAAATTTAGCCAAAAGAATTGAGAAAATTGGAAAATATAAAGACCAAATCAAAGTCTATAATTATGATGCACTGGAGCTTTTAAGAAGAGTTGATGCTCTGTTACCTCAAAACTCCCTACTTTATCTTGATCCTCCCTATTATGTTAAAGGGCAAGGTTTATATAGAAACTTCTATGTACATGACGATCATGTTCAAATTAGGAAAGAATTGGATCAAATAAAATCCAAATGGATTGTTTCATATGACAACTGTCCTGAAATTAAAGAAATTTACGAAGGTTATCGACAAGATGATTATGCATTAAATTATAGTGCTTACTATAAAACAAAAGGATCTGAAGTAATGATTTATTGCGATAACATTTCCAAAATAGAAATACCTGATAAACAATTAATACTTAATATTGCTTAAATATTTAAATGAACCCACCCCTAGCGGTGGGTTTTCTATATTGTTATTTAAATAAAAAATCAATTTTGGTAAGTTTAATTAACAATATATTGACTATTTTAGTAAGATAACTTACCTTTATCTCGTAGACAACAAAAAGCCCCTTCACTTTGGACGGAGACGGGGCTTTGCATTACGCGAGGTAAGTATGAAACAAAACCCTATTCCTAGTCAAACGACTGCATGCTTATATCAACACCCTACTGTTGAAGAACAGCGCCCTTCTCGTTTCGCCACCATTAAAGCGAATGTAATCGACTTCATTAAGTTTATAGCCCTTTCATTCATCCTTTGGGTGATTGCTGTAACTGCAGCATCTTGGATGATGGGAGGCTGATCATGAATGCTCAATTCAAACATCCTGACGGCATGAAAGCCTATATCGGCCACGACCGCTTAACAGGTCTCTACTCTGTACGTATTGGCTGGACTGTTTATGCAGCTAATGCAAACGGTAGTGTTCTGTACACGGTAAAAGGTGAAGTGAAGACTCCTTTAAATGTTGAAGAATTTAAGGCGAAGCGGCCTAAGGTTTATACAGCCTTAATGAATGAGATTAGCTTCCAGCGCAAAAAAGCATTGGCGACTGCCCTGCAACTTACCAATATCCCTTCGTATGACCGCAAAGCTTATAAAAAGAAGCGCGGTTTTACTGGTTCAAAATAAGGATAAGAAAAATGACTACTGAAAATTCAAAAGACAACTTACATATTTGGAATGCAGTTAAGCAGACGCCTACCAATTTTCTTAAAAAGATTGAGATTGGTTATTTAAAAGGTAAATCAGATATTAACCCTCAATGGCGTTTAATGGCTATGACTCAGGCCTTTGGTCCTGTTGGTCATGGCTGGACTTATAGACATGTTCGTTTATGGTCTGAAACTGCTCCAGATGGAACCATTATGGCTTTTGCTGAAGTAGCAGTAAAAACCAAGATTGATGGTGTTTGGGGTGAAGAGTTTTTCGGCAACGGTGGTTCAGCAATTGCTGAAATTCACAAAGGCAAATTAGTAGCGATTGATGAAGGTTATAAAAAGGCCGTTACTGATGCTCTAGGAGTAGCGTTTAAAGCTGTTGGTGTGGCAGCTGATGTTTACCTCGGTAATTTTGATGGAAGTAAATATCTATACAACTATGACTATGCCTACCTAGAGCAAAATGCCTCTATCCCAGCAGGTCAAAATACTAATCAGAATAATCAGACAACCGCTCAGGGTGGCAACCAGAAGCCACCTCGTACTCAGGACCAACTTTATCAAGATGCATTAAAAGCAATTAAAGATGCACCAGACACTAACATCTTAAATGCTGCGATTAAGAAATTTAAAGGTACTACTTATGAGGCGGGAATCAATAGAGCATGCCAAGCGCGTGCTGATCAAATGGGATGGAGCTCTAAAAATGTTCCGCAGCAAACACAACAACCATCATCATTGCACCACTGATAAGGAGAGCTATCTATGTCTAATTTATTAAACGCAACTGAAGCATTTGCTGCTCTCCAGAAAGGTAAAACAGTTCTTTGTCGCTACGCTGGTGATGGCGTACTTAAAGCTGATAGCTCTTTCAGTTCCCTTGATCAAATGCCTGCAACTGTATTTGGACTTCCCTATTACGAGTTTTGTATTAAAGCTGAATTAATGGAACTAGCTGGTATTGAATTTACCAAGCCTTTAACTCCCCACGATGTAGAAGCAGAACAAGAAATCTATATTGTAATGCCGACTCGCATATTGAGAACGAAGTTTGATGAAGAAAATAGCGAGATTCTTTGCAGTGTAATGAATGGTTTTGCTCAGGCAGATGTTGAAAATGCAATTTTGCAGCTAAAAGCAATTTGCGCGACATTCGGTCAGATAATTGGCGATATTGAAATTAAAGATGGTTTTAATGACAAGCCGAAAAAACCACGTAATAAACGAGTAAAAGCAGAGCCCTCAGAAGTTAAGCACACACCTTTTGAAAATATTACCGATGCTTCAAATGTCAAAAATTCAACATCAAATGATGTTGAAAAAGAGTCATTACCTAAAGCAGAGCAAAGAACCGAAAGTATCGAAGATGATTATCAAAAAACCTTAGATACCCTTCTACAACGAGTCAGTGAGTCAAAGACACCTGCAGAAGTAAATGCTGTTTATCGCTATACACGTGCGTGGACTGATAAGCAAATGGAACCTTTACTTCAAGCTACGCATAAACGTCTAACCGAACTTGCAGAAGTAAAGCCTATAGATAGTGAGCCACCATCGTTATTGGTTCAAATCCAGACCGCATCCAACCTTACCACTTTAGATGCTTTGGAAATTGATGTTTCAGGACGAGATCCACTTATTCAACCAAAGCTAATGGGAGCTGTTAAAAAGCGTCGCTTTGAATTAGAAAATGCCGCTTCCAACGAACCAGATTATTTACTGGAGGACTAACTATGAGCTTCCGTTACTCATCCTCAGCCCGAACACTGATTGTGTTCGGCAATCTGATGAACTATTACTACGACAATGTGAACCCCTCTCAAATCGATAACTTAGTTGATGAGGCGAAATTTAAAGAAGCGACTTGGAGAAAGTAAAACAATTTTAGAACTGCGATGTTCTACATGAGTGACTGTATTGCTGACCCTCTGCGGTCATTCTTGAGAACATTGCAGTATTTAGGGGTAATTAGATAGGTAAAGGTATGGGAAAATATATAGTCGTTGTTGAAGCAGAAAAGCCACCTCAGGTATTCATTCATGAGATCATCCCTAATGTTGGGAAAGTCATTGAAATGAAAGCCGAGGAAATACCGAACCGTGTCCCAGCTGCATGGTTAATGGAGCGCTATAGCCTGTCTCGTAAATTGATTATTGATGAACTTCGTCCCTTCAATAAAGGGACAGACAGCAAACATCTTTACGATCCAAATGAAGTTATTCCTATTCTTGAAAACTTAAACAGGCAAAGACATCAACGTCAATCGAGACGGAAGAATTAATATGGGGCTTTACGCCCCTTTATTATTTCTCATAAAAATATATTCCACCAAAAACTCTAACTTTAAATAAATAAAATCACAAATTTAAAAACAATGTTTTTACAAAAGTTATTCAATGTAAAAATCACTTATAAATTAATTTATTTACAATTTTATAATGATTTTATTTTTATATTTATATTAACTATTTAACATATCAATTCTTATATTTTATCAATTGGTAAAATATTTAGTTACACGCTTTAATATTTTATAAAAAAACTATATGTTAGGTTTTAGACTCATAATTGATTCCATTGTGAGATAAAAAATGTCATCTAAATACAAGAAATTTAAATTAAAAACCCTTTCAACCACTTTATTTATTGCATTTACTTCGACTGGTATATTTGCAGCAGATAGTAATTCAAATCAACAAAAACCTGTAATGAATGTCGCTGAGACATTAGCATTTGATGCGAAACACTATGCAGCATCTTATGGAGTTACATTAGACGAAGCTATGCGAAGACTACTTATTATGCATGGTACAGATAATCAAGTAGCAGGTTTAAGTGATAAATATAAAAATGTTATTTCTGGTCTATATTTTGATAATGGACCTGACTTCGGATTAAAAGTAAAAGTTGTTGGAAATAATAATTCTCAACAAGCTTTTAAATTAGAAAGAAAACCAGATGCATCAATTAAACTTTTAAAAAATAAAAATGTTCAAGAACGTATTCAAGTTAGAAAGCTGGCAAATTTAACTGAAACTGAAGTGGAATCAGCATATAGAGCTATTGAGCGCGGTGTAAGTGCTCCTATTACCCTTATACAAGGAGCTTCAAATACTAAGCAACAACGAGTAAATCATCTTAATAAATCATTTGCTGCTGTTAAAAAGGCATACCCTACAGTTGAAATGATTTTAGATAATGAGCAGACAGGAAATGCCTTAGTCTATGTGAAATCTCTAAAACAAGTTGATAAACAAGCTCTCGAAAGACTACTCAACGTCAAAGTAGATTTATCAGAAATTCCAACTGGTATTCGCCCTACTAAAACACGTGGTGGATCTTGGTTAGTAACGAATTCAGGTGGTAACTACTGTATGACAGGCTTTACTGCAAAAAGGATCTCAACTGGTGAACTCGGTGTTATAACTGCAGGCCACTGTATAGATCCAAATGTTCCTTTGAATTATAAAGATAAAGATGGAACTCAATATGCTATTTCACCAGTAGCAGGTATGTATCGTGACGATACTGGAATGGATCTAGCTTTCATGAAAGCTGGAACGACTACTACTCAACAAGCTGTACCAGAGTTTTATGCGGATGCTACATCACCAGCTCGAGCATTAACAGGTAAACGAAATCGAACAAGTACTGCAGTAAAAAGTGGAACAGTTAAAGGATCTTATGTTTGTCACCTTGGACAAACTTCACCAACAAATCCAGCATTGATGCAAAGCTGTGGTGAAGTAATATCAATTACTGGTGCGAATCATCATCCAGGTGGAAACACTTATGTAGTTGTTACCAATACCCAAAGTGGAGCTGGCACTAATCATACATCTGGCTTAGGTACTTTGCGTTGTGTGCGAGGTGACAGTGGCGGCCCATGGTTTGCTTTAAATGTAGCATTTGGTATTCAGTCAGCATGCTCATGGAAAGATACTGGCGAAACAATCACAAATACAGTCATTTATACCAGCGTAGATTACTTGGCTGATATAGGAGCTCAACTTGTATATCAATAAAATATTATTAGCAGTTGCTTCGTTAGGACTACTTGCTGCATGTCAGCAGCAAGTACCCAGTAAGCAAGAAAATAAAGATCAACTTAACTCAGTAAAAATTCCTGTTTATCAATTCAATGGTATTTCTGCTTCTGCACGATTAAGAGGACCATTACAACTTAAGGATGAGTGTCTATATGTGAATGACATTTTAGTTGTATTTCCGGAACGATCTACAGAATGGAATAGCAAAAATCAGACTTTAACTTATAAAGGTAAAAAAATTGCATTAGGTGAAGAATTGGACATAGCTGGTGGTTTTGGTCAGTTTGAACGAGATAGCCAGCGAATTCAAAACTTAAGTACTTTATGTGATCATAAAAGTATTTGGTTTGCTGGATAACTTAACATCTACTAAAAGTGTATTTCATTAATTGAGATGCACTTTTTCTTTTATGTTGTAATTGCTAAACTAATTACTCTCCAAATCGCTTAAAATCCCTACTTTAATTGTAAAAAATTATTCGACACCACTTCGGCACCATTAAAATATAACCCATTGTTATTTAATATTTATTATAACCTTGCCAAGGTTGGGGTCGCGAGTTCGAGTCTCGTTTCCCGCTCCAAAATTTAAAAACCACTTAATTCGAAAGGATTAAGTGGTTTTTTTATTGTCTATTGGTCAATTCAAAATTCGCATTAAAAAACGCTTTATATTTCCATTGCAGTACCATGAAATTTGGAGTGTTATTATGCAAAAGCCGGTTAAGCGCGGAGACGCGTGGCGCATCACTGTCCGTTATTTAGGCAAACGTTATACAGCTACTCGAGATACTGCGAGTGAGTGTGAACAATGGGCCACTAAAAAATTATTAGAATTACAATCTTAACAGGCTAATCCTGAGTCTGAAAAAATCCATATCTCCTTCTATGCCCTTTTTGAACAGTACTATCAAGAAGAAGGCAGAAAAATGAAGAGTGTCCGCTTAATTGTTCAAATACTTAAATGCCTAAAGAAAAAAGAATAATGAAAATATAATTAATATCTTATGATTAAACCCATCATTAAGTTTTTATTGATATTGAAATTAAAAATTGGCTTAAAAGTATATTATCGCAAAGTCTCCCCCATTGAGGAGACTTTCTAAGTATTAAATGACTTAAGGATGAATTTTTTTCAATCCATCTTCTACAGCAAATTTAGCTTCCTCCCACTGTAAACGTGAACTGCCTTTTTTTATAGTTTTCTCGCCAATAATTATCTTCTTCTTGCCAAGAATTACTATCATCTTTTTGATTATTTGTTTGAGCTATATCATTACCTGCTATTCCCCCTACTACACCACCAATAATCCCACCAACAACAGCACCTGGAGGACCCCCAACAACACCAAATGCAGCACCTATAGCCGCTCCTCCCAAGGTTCCTGCACTTACAGCTGCCAAATCTTCTCCCCCTTCATTCATATCAGGTACATGATTGTTATTGGTCGGTGGTGAGTTTAAATCTGGACGAGCATTATCATTTGTGGATGAAGTATCTTGTATTGGTTTGCTATTTAATACATTACTATTGGAAGATGGCTCTTTTTGAATAGTATGATTACCATCTAAAATTGATTTTTTTGTATTTACCATTTTCTTACTCCCTATATTTTAAAATCTAGTGTCTTTTAAAAGAGCTAGAACATAAAAAGGATTTTTGGAATATGCCGAACAATTATTAGTATAATTTACGTTTCGGTTATTTGTGTTTTATAAGTGTCCACATTAAGTGAGGAGATGTTATTAATTAATAAAAAGTATTTCTCATTTATAAAAATTCTTGTCTAGAGAGTCTTCACAATTACATCATACTTCATCTCACAATCATTATATTTCGCTAGAATAAACATTGCCGATAACATTCCAGCTTTACCCTGACCGACAAGAAATTATGATTTTATTTATACACAATTTAAAAAGCCTAGTTAATTAATACTAGGCTTTTTAAATTTATTTTTAAAAGATAATAATTGTATATTATTTCATCTTTTTAAATATATCTTCAGCTGCTTTTAGGTGTTTCGCAACAGCGTCACGTGTTTGTACGAGCATATTTTTTAATTCAGAACTTTTCGTGTTTAGTATTAACTGCTTATCAATTATTGTCAAAACTTTACGGTGAACTTTAACTTGACT